TATCCACAACTAACTTCCGGAGATTTTTATCCGAATACGGGAACAATATCTTTGCGAAATGATGCAGATGAAAGAGGCGATTATATCGAAAAATGGGAAAATGAAACATATCCAAAGCCAACTGATGAACAGCTTGCTGCTGTAACGGATGTGTAAATTTTTATGGATTCATCCCGCTTATTGTGAAGCGTGGATGTAAAATCGGAGAGTAAGAATGGAACTCACGCTCACGCTTACGGTTGATGAAATCAACTACATCCTTCAGTCTCTTGGGCAGCGGCCATTCGCCGAGGTTCAAGGGCTGATTGTTAAAATCAAAGACATGGCTGAAAAGCAAATTGCTTCCAATCCGCCTGCTTTGGAAGTTGTTGAATCTGATGCGGCATAAGGAGCCAATGATGGACACGCAAACCATAATCAACGTCGGCGGCGGCGCTATATTGTCGGTGCTTGGTTGGTTTGCGCGTTCATTGTGGGATGCGATCCAGTCACTTCAGAGGGACATTCATCAAATTGAAGTCGATTTGCCGCAGAATTACGTCCGTAAGGAGGATTACGCGGAGTCAATGCGAGAAGTTCGCGATCTTTGTCGGCAAATTTTTGACAAGATCAGCAATCTTGAGCAGCGGAAGGCCGATAGGGGATCGGATAGTCATTAGGGAGATCGTAATGATTTGGCCGCATGAAGATACGCCAGCATTGAACACCTTCTATGGCGATCCGCGTGGCACGAATGGTCAGGCTAGCACGGCTTGGCAGGCGGAAAACCTTGTTCAGTGGGTGACGCCGTATCCGATGTTTTATTCGGATGGCAAGCACACGCCGATGGAGCATCTGCACGTTCACAAAAAGTGCCTTTCGACGTTCCATGATGCGTTCACGGATGTTTTGCAGACCATGGGAATTGATAAGATCAGGCAGCTTCGCCTTGATGTGACGGGCGGCACGTTTTGCTTCCGCCCGGAGCGTGGTGGATCACGTCTATCCGTTCATTCGTGGGGGTGCGCGATTGACATGGACCCCGGCCATAATCCGTTCCCGCATGTATGGGAGCCGGGACGTGGCATGATTGATCCGCAGTTTGCCTCAATCCTTCAGAAACATGGGTTCTGCTGGCGTGGGGCGCATAATGACGTGGATCCAATGCACTTCCAGCTCTGCCAACACTGAGGTAGCACAATGACAATCGACCCCAAGACATCAATGTACGTCAATCTTGCGTTGGCGATCATCATGGCGATTGGCAGCGGTACGCTTGGCCTTCCGCCCGGCGTAAGCCCTGACGTGGCAAAGGGGATCATGGCGTGGTGCGCTTGGATTTCCGTTGTCGCCAACTTCATCATGCACGGCCTGTCGTCTTCGACAGCCGGTCCCGCTGTCTCACCCAGTAAGGAAAACTGATATGTTCAATCGTCTTTTCATCCTTGCCGCGTTGTCGGTCGCTCTTGGCGGCTGCGATCTTTCGGGATACACGGCGGCGGTCAACGCCACGGCGACGCTCGCCAAGCAGGTTGGCGCGGATATGGTGACATTTGATTGCGCCAATGCCGACCTGATCTATGTCATCGCCAAGGACGCCAACGCCTCGGCGCGCGTACAGGCGACGCTGGCGAAGAATAGCCAGATCGCCAAGGACGCTTGCCCGGCTTTGACCGGAAACGCCTCGATTATCGTTCAGACGGGATCGGTTGTCCCGGTTGCCGCAAAGTGAGAAACTAAATGGCCGCGAACGAAGTTGGCATATGGGCTGGGGGACTGCAAATCACGCAGCCTCCGGCTTCCGGCCAGCTTCTTGTTGGGAATGGCGTCGATTTCACTCTAACCAATAGCAACATAACGTGGGGCAATCCGCTTGTTATTGGCGTCCCCGTCACGGTCAACGGGATTGTTCAAAGCACGACTGGCGGGTTTGAGTTCCCGGACGGCACGACACAAACGAGCGCCGCTGTAAGCCCGCCAACGACCATTACTGATTTCATTTCGGGGCTTATACCGGTCCCGACCAACCAAAATTATAACATTGTCATCAATATCCCAATTGGCACGACGATCACACAGACCTCGACCATTTCCACATCGGGAACGTGCACGGCGACGTTCTACATTAACACGACGCCATTAGGTGGCGCGGCCAATAGCGTTTCAAGCACATTGAACACGGTCACGCAATCAAGCGCAAATGTGGTCGCTGTTGGCAATTCGATCAATATGACTGTCTCCAGTAATTCCTCGTGCGCCAATTTGGCGTTTACGATCAAATACACAAGGTCGCTTTCTTAATGGCGGCGTTCGTTTACATAGCCGGGCCAACATCGGGGTCACAAATTTACACAAGCGGATCGGGGTCGTTTACTATTCCGCCTTATGCCACGTCGATTGTTTTTCAATTGTGGGGGGCGGGTAGCGGCGGGTTTGGTATCAATATAAATATAACTTATGCGCCAGCTTCCGGGGGCGGAAATACCACGGTAACCATTCCGTCTTTAGGTGCTACAATCACCGCTGGCGGAGCTACGGCGGGAACTACTGTTATCGGGTATGGTGGTGGCGGAACAGCTTCGGGCGGCGACACAAACACGTCAGGATCAAACGGAGCGACTGGCGGCAAGGGTGGCAACGCGGGTAATCCATCATCGCCAAATCCAAACGGAACGGGTGGCGCGGCTGCTAGTGGAAATACAAATGGCAACCCCGGTAATGCGTATGGTGGCGGCGGTGGCGGAGCTTCAAATGTATTCGCAGGTAACACTTATGTTGCCGGCGGCGGCGGCGGTGGAGCTTTTGCCCAAAAAACTTATACGTTTGGCAGTCTAAGCCCCGGAGCCACAATCAACTGGTCCGTCGGCGCGGGTGGCCCCGGTGGGGCTGGTTCAGGCGGGTACACTGGCGGCGTTGGGGCCAATGGCGGTATTGTCATTTCATGGAGCTAGGCGATGAACGCGCAGCTTAAAACCATTTTGGACGATCTTGCGGCTGCGGCAACAAAGGTAAAAACCATTGTCAACGCGGCGGCTGGTTCTCCCATTACAGCCGAGGCCGAAAAGGCTATTCCGGGGCTTTCCAGCGTGGTTGCGTCGGTTGTCAGCGATGCGGCTATTCTAGGGGCTCTTGGGGCGGCGGTCCCGGCGCTGGAAACCGTGATTGGTCTTTATGAGGGCGGGTTTATTAAGCCGATGGATGCAAATGACATGGCGAAAATTGACAGGGAAAAAACGGGCGATTTTTCGTGGTAATTTGCTAGGGGTGGCGCGACGTGGCGGAATAGGCTATATTTCGCTCAAATTTTGGGATTGTAAAAATGTCAACGCCCAACGATACACCCCTCACTTATAACGGGTATGTCTCGCAGATCGCGACCATGGCCGTTTTGAATACGACGACGACAAACGGCGTTGTTGTGGGCGTTGACGACTATTTTAACACAATTATTCCTCAGATGTTGAATTACGCGGAATTGCGTATTCAGCGTGACGTGGATTTGCTCCCCTCGCAGACTTCATTGACATATCCGGGCGGCTCGACAGGAATCGCCGCTGGCACAAATCAATTCACAATATCCGTGAACGATTTTGTCACCATCCAGACAATTGCGATTTCTTCATCGGGCGGGACGGCTACAACGCCGCTATTGCCATCAACCAAGGAATTTTTGCAAAACGTATATAACGACAGCTCATATACTGGCCCACCTGTTTATTTTGCTCCTTATGGCGGTGATTACGCCACGGGCGGAAATACATCTAATTTATTTGTTTTTGGCCCTTATGCTGATGCAAACTATAATGTAGTAGTTACGGGGACGCAGAGGCTTCCTTCTCTTTATCAATTTGCCAATCAAACCAACGCAGCGACTGGGACTACTTTTATTTCAACTTATTTACCTGATTTGCTCATTATGGCTAGCATGATATACATCTCGGCGTATCAGCGAAATTTTGGCAGGCAATCGGATGACCCTGCCATGGCGCAGTCTTATGAGAGCCAGTATCAGGCGCTTCTCAAAACAGCGATTGGCGAGGAATATCGCAAGAAATTTCAGATGGCGGCTTGGTCGTCCATGTCGCAGGCTCCCGCAACGCCAACGAGGGGTTAATCCATGCCCCATGCGGCTGTTAAACTTACTGGCGGCGTCAACCAGAATGAAACGCCCGCATTGAATCAAACGTCTATTTCGACCTGTAACCTTATTCGGTTCATTCCCGACCCGTTATCGGGATTGCTTGTTCAAAAACTTGGCGGATGGACCAAGTATTACGCCAGCCAAATGGTTTCGGTTGTTCGCGCTTTGTGGGCTTGGGAGGACACCAACGCCAACAAATGGCTTGCGGCTGGTATGCAGTCCAGAACATCCGGGCCACAGATCGGGCAGTCTCAACTTGCCGTGATGAACGGCGTAATGGGCTCGAATGGAATTACCACCGCAACCAGTTTGGCTGATATTACCCCTCAAATTGCATCCGATGATGTCGCTGTTAGCTTTTCAACGGTAATTAACAGCCAAAATGTCATTATAACGGATGCGACAATAACGGGCATTACCCCCTACGATAGCGTTTATATCGCAACGCCAGTCTCGGTTGGCGGTTTGGTTTTGTTTGGGTTGTACCCTGTTTACGCAAATGTCGGAACAACTCAATATGAAATTCAAGCGACCAATGTTCTTGGAAATTTTATTGGAGCCACGGCGACCGTAACCAATGGCGGCGCTGTACCGAAATTCACAACCGCAAACGGATCAGCTTCCGTTACGGTTACGTTAAACGATCATGGTTATTCGGTCGGAAGCACATTTCCGATCCTTGTGCCTACCACGGTGGGAGGCATCACGCTCTACGGCAATTACATTGTTCAAACTGTTCCAGCGTCGCCAACGTCGCCGGATGGATTGCCAAGCACATTCACTATTCAAGCAGCGAACACCGCGACATCGACGGCGACAAATGTCTCAATGAATGGCGGGAATGTTCTCTTTCTTTATAGCACGGGCGTCGGCCCCGCCATTACCTCGACGGGATATGGCGTCGGCGGGTATGGCGCGGGTGGTTATGGCACGGGCGTGGCTGTCCCCGCTGCGGCGGGAACAAGTATTGCGGCCACGGATTGGACATTGGACAATTGGGGTGAAATCCTGATTTCTTGCGCCAAGGGGACGTCCTTTGATGGTGTGGCTTTCACTGGCATATATCAGTGGGACCCGACAAGCGGATCGCCTATCGCAACGGTCATTCCACAGGCTCCTCCCGTCAACGATGGCATTTTTGTCGCCATGCCTCAGCGGCAAATTATTGCTTGGGGTTCGACATTTACCGGCATCCAAGACCCGCTCTTGATTCGCTGGTGTGATGTTAACAATTTCAATTCGTGGATTGCCCAGATTACGAATCAGGCCGGGTCTTTTAGAATACCCAAGGGCTCAAAGATTGTTGGCTGCATCCAAGGCCCGCAACAGGGTTTGGTCTGGACCGATCTTGCGCTTTGGTCGATGCAGTACATCGGCCAGCCGTATGTTTACAGTTTCAACGAGCTGGGCACGGGCTGCGGCATGATCGCCAAAAAGGCGGCGGCATCCCTGAATGGCATTGTTTATTGGATGGGGCAGAGCCAGTTTTTTAGCCTAAGCGGAACCGGCGTTACGCCTATCTTTTGTCCGGTTTGGGACGTTGTTTTCCAAGACCTTGATTTGACAAATCTTGACAAAATCCGTGTTGCCGCCAACTCGCGATTTGGTGAAATATCTTGGTATTACCCGACCATTAGCGGTGGCGGGGAAGTTACCAACTACGTCAAATACAATGTTAATTTGCAAGTTTGGGATTTTGGTACGCTTGGCCGAACCGCTTGGATCAATGAAAGTGTGCTTGGACCGCCGATTGGAGCGGACCCCTCTAGTTTGTATATTTATCAGCATGAGACTTCGACCGACGCCGATGGGCAGCCGCTTTTGTCAAATTTCACTACGGGTTATTTTGCCATAGCCGAAGCCGATCTGAAGAATTTCATAGATCAGGTTTGGCCCGACATGAAGTGGGGTTATTACGGGGGGACGCAAAACGCCAATGTCAACATGACATTCAATTATGTTGATTATCCCAGCCAATACGCCACGCCACAGACCAGTGGTCCCTATGCTTTGACGGCGAGCACGACTTATGTTTCGCCTCGAATTAGAGGGCGATTGGTGCAAATTAGCGTTAGTAGCAGTGACGTGGGATCGTTCTGGCGAATTGGCAACATTCGCTACAGGTGGCAACAAGACGGGAAGTATTGATGTCAGCTTCTCTGGGTGATCTCCTCACAGCCGCAAAAAACATCGTCACGGCGATCAACAGCGCCGCGCAAACCTATCTTAACGTCAATGGTTCGTCCTCTCAGACGGCTATAACAGCCGCGACATTGGTTAAATCCGGGCAGGGTCGTCTGGCTTCGGTTGTAGTTGTGACCGGTGGGTCGGCGGCGGGAGCGATCTACGACGCCAATGTTGCCTCCTCAACGGCAAACCAGATTGGGGTTATCCCGACTGTTCCGGGTGTTTATGTCTGGAATATCCCGTTTTCGAATGGTCTTGTTGTCACGCCCGGAACCAGCCAGACAATAACCGTGAGCTATTCATAGGGTGGAAAGTATGGTAATTATTTTAGTTAAGCCGGAGACTTGAATGCCGTTGGTCAAGGGCAGATCAAAGGCCGCTATTTCGGCCAACATTTCCGAGATGATTCATTCGGGCCATCCGAAGGATCAAGCGATTGCGGCTGCCTTGAGCACGGCTAGGAAAACGCGTCCCCATAAGGCTTTTGGCGGCCACATGCCGGAATTTATGAAGCCTCGCGTGCCGCATATTCCCAAGGCTCCGCGCATCCCCCAACCGGCTAAATTCCACACCGGCCCTATTCATAGCGCCGTGGCCGGGCGAACCGACCACCTTCCGACGCATGTTCCGAGCGGTTCTTATGTCCTCCCGGCTGATATTGTGTCGGCCCATGGCGAGGGGAACACCATGGCCGGGTTTAAGAATATCCGGCGCATGTTTTCTGGAGTGCCATACGGCGGCGGAGCAGCCCCTTACGGGCAGTCCGAGGGCGTCTATGGGCAGATGCCGGGCAAGGCCGATGGTGGTTCCGTGGAAGGCGTCCCATGCGTCTTGGCGGGCGGCGAGTACGTTCTTGCTCCGCATGAGGTGGCATGGGCGGGCGATGGCGACATGGCGACGGGTCACAAGGTTCTGGATGACTATGTGAAGCAGTATCGAGGCAAGACAATCAAGACATTGACGAACCTTCCTGGCCCCCGAAAGGATTGATGATGACCGATGAACTCACGATCCGTATCGCGACCACAAAGGATGTGGACGAGGTTATGCAACTGGCTTTGTCGGCCTGCGATGAAAACGGCTTTGTAAACCCGAATCCCGCTAAACTTCTGAATGACATTTGGCCCGCTCTTGAACAAAAAGGCGGTCTCGTCGGCGCAATCGGCAAGCCGAACGGCACCATCGAGGGCGTGATCCTTCTTCGCATTGGCGCGATGTGGTATAGCGACGACATTGTCCTTGAGGAAAAGGCCATTTTCATTCACCCCGACCACCGTTCGGCGAAGGGTGGCAGGGCGCGGCGATTGTGCGAGTTTAGCAAGCAGGTCGCGGATGGACTTGGCATCCCGTTGATTATCGGCGTTTTGAGCAATCACAGGACGGAAGCCAAGGTTCGCATGTACACGCGGACGTTTGGCGCTCCTAGCGGTGCATTTTTCTTGTATAACGCACAGACTGGAAATTTTAAGGAAGCGGCGGAGTAAATAATATGTCCAATCTTGCTTTCGCCAAAACCGGCTCAATTGACCATTTCGGCAGGCTATTGCCTCCGGGCGTCATCAATGAGTTTTTTGGCGGCGGCAAAACGGCCACCACTACTCAATCTGTTCAGATACCCCCCGAAGTTTTGGCGCGATATAATTCCGTCAATTCGACCGCGCAGCAAGTTGCTCAGACGCCATTTCAGCAATACTCAACCGATCCCAATGCTTTCGTTGCCCCTCTTAATCAACAACAGCAAGCCGGAATTGCTGGAACAAATGCTTATGCCAATGCAGCTTTGCCCGGTTATGAAGCAGGCATGGCCGCAACCGGAATGGCTGGCCCGACCAACGTGGGACAGTTGAGCGGGCAGCAAATTGGTCAATATATGAACCCGTTTGTTCAGTCGGTTGTTAACCCGACGGCTCAGTTGCTTAATCAGCAGCAGCAGACTCAGATGTCCGGCCAGACCGGCAACGCCATTCAGCAGGGCGCTTTTGGCGGAGATCGAACGGGGATTGCGGCGGCTAATCTTGCCGGCCAGCAAAACCTTGCCTTCGCCAATGCGATTAACCCGCTGTACAGTCAGGCGTACAATACGGCGCTTTCGACCGCTCAGGGTCAGCAGGCGTTTAATCTCCAGCAGCAGCAGGCCAACAATCAACTTTTGCTTCAGCAAGGCGCGCAGTTTGGCAATCTTGGCGCTGGAATGCAGACTGCTGGATTGCAGGGGGCGCAGGCACAGCTTAGCGCTGGTACGCTTGGTCAGCAGACAACGCAGGCCGGTCTATCGGCTCTTTATAATCAGTTCCTTCAGCAGCAGGCTTACCCATTCCAGACGACGCAGTTCCTCGCGAATATCGCCGAAGGCACGGGCGCGCTGTCGGGGTCAAACACCACCACGGAGCAGCCGTCGTCGTTCTTTTCGGATGAACGGCTTAAAGACGACGTGGAGGACATTGGCCGCACACATGACGGCCAGAAGATCGTCAAGTTCCGGTACAAGGGCGAAAAGGGGCCGAAGCAGATCGGTCTTATCGCTCAGGACGTTGAAAAACATCATCCCGAGGCCGTTGGCTTGGCTGGCGGGTATAAAACCGTTGACTATGACAAGGCGACGGAGGACGCCGCGAGCATGGGCGGTTCGGTTGTTCCCGAACGCGCCGGGCTTGGGTTTGCGGCAGGTGGCTATGCCCGAACTGGTTATGTTCCCGGCGGCCTTGTTAGCCCAATTGACTATGATGCCATTATTCAAGCTCAACAGTCATTTTTGCCCCCCGGTCAGGGAAGGCAAATGGCTGGAATGCCCGGGGGTGGGAAAGGTGTAGTCCCAGCTTTAGCAAGTGCTCATCCCCATTTGATGCTGCCAAGTTCTAATGCAGTGCATCAACAAACACCTGAATTTCAGCAAGCCTTGAATGCGTTTGATACAGGCGAAAAAACAATTAAAGATTTTGGAACGGCAAAAACCGCGGTTTCTGATTTTAAAAATTGGCTAAACAAGCCGGGCCAACCTACTCAGCTTCCGTCCGCCAATGGCGGTCCTTCGGCAAGCCCAAATACGTCACAGGCATCGGCTGCGCCTGCTTCGGCTGCGCCCGCTCCGGCTGCGCCACCCCCTGCCAATCCCGCGCCCGCCGCTTCAGACGCATCTAACTGGCAACCCGCGCTTGACGAAAATCAAGTTGGTAGTGCTGCGCGCGGCGGCCTTGTGCGTCATCATTATGATGCTGGCGGGGATATTCCCTATGGCGGCGGTGATGACAGCAGTGCGCTGGGTCAGGTGGTTGATTCCGGCGAAAATAAATACAAACTTAATCAAGAAGCGGCTCCGCCTTCGGCTCAATCCCAGCAACAGAGCGGCCTTGGTCAGCTCGCAACGTTGGCGGGGGCGGCTAAGACGATTGCTGGCCTTCCGGGTGATGTTTCCAGCCTTGCGACCGGAATTGGTAGCGCGGCTAGCGGCCTTGGCTCTACATTGGCTAGTATTTTGCCATTTTTTGGCCTTTCCACCGGCGGCCTTGTGCCCCGTGAGCATCATGCCCTTGGGGATAGAGTCGGCGATATGGATACGGCTGCTGGTCTGATTCCTGATAATTATTCG